TTTTATACTAGGATATTTTAACTTACTGTCCGTACAATATCTATCGAGCCAAATTGGAATATTCATTTTTAAAGTATTGATTTTATTAGTGATTAAAAAGGGTTCTTACATAGTATAGTTAGCTTCAATTGCCTGCCAACGCCCACTAAATCGTATCATAGCTATTCTCAAAAATATCGGGCTTACAAGGGTAGTGGCTTATACCATTCGGCTCGGTAATTATCCAATCTCCTTCTATAACTTTTGTCTTTTGGTTGTGTATAGTTACAACCTCTCCAAACCAAGCCGAAATGGTTCTGTTTTCTTTATGGTAAGAAGCACTTGTCATTTGTAAGCCCTTTGGATATGGTTGCCCGTCAAACAAAATTGCTTCTAATAATTCTCTTGTAATTTGGTAAGCCTCAATTTCAACGGGCTTTTTTCTAAATTTTTGTATCATATTTTTGTTTTTAATTTTCGTTAATAAATCCACGCAAGGCAACTAAAGCTAACACCACCTTTGTAGTCAGTTTTGCGAAGGGCAAAACCGAACGCAAAGCTGTAAACGTTAGCTGTAATTTTAAATTTTAAATATTTATTTTTTTTTCCACCGCACCTAAGTAAATAAAGTAGGGTTAACTTTTTCTAATCGAGTTTTATCAAATCCGAACTCTGCAATATCTCTTTTAACTTGCTTTTCTTCTTCAAGCCATTTATTAGCTGCTAATGCAAAATCCTTTTTAATCTCAAATCCATAACCTTTTCTATTCAATCTTTCTGCTGCTATAATAGTTGAACCACTCCCAGCGCAAGGATCAATTACTACATCTCCTTCATCTGTAAAAATTGAAATCAAAGTTTTTAAAAGTTCAACTGGCTTTTGTGTAGGGTGTATTCTCACATCCTTATCCTTCATATTTTGCTGTATAAATCCGTGCCAAGTCCATTTTAATCGCCTAACAGCAGTATCAAAACTTGTCCAAGCCAGTTCACAATCAGCAAAATATCCACCTACTTTATCCTTATCCCAAACCAACCAACAAGGGCTATCGTAAGGCAATCGGCTTATAAAGTGGTTTGCACCCCACACAATTTGGTTCTTGCTTACCCTTATCAGCTCATCAAAATATGCCTTGTCAGGTGCGTTTTTATCCCAATCTTTTTTAGTGTAAGTTTTAGCTTCAGCTGCCCCATCAATTCCGTATTTGCCACCATCCATATTTATTCCATACGGTGGGTCAACTATCGCAGGGTCAAAATACTTATCAGGGTATCTTGCCATTAATTCCATACAATCTATATTTTCTAAAAGCATTTTAAAAACAAATTTTAAATTTAAAAATCTCCCCTTCTTTTTTTTACAGCTTATAACAGCACCTAAATCGCAAGGCTCGTGCCTCGCCCAGCGTTTAGCTGCAAACCGTTACCAGCAAGCACTACGGACGTTCTTCGATTAAGCATTTCGGTTCAGTTTTAAATAATTTTTTTTCCTTCCCTTTTAAAAAAGAAAAGATGTGTTCAACTATTCCAACACTCCATCCATCCCCAATTAAATTACCAGCTTGTGCTTTGTTTAGGTTTTTTGTATATCCTAAAGGTATATTGTGTAATTTTTCTAATTCTGTTTGTGTGCAATATCTCACTCCTTTACTTTCATCCATAGTTTCATCAGTGTAAATTATGGTTGTCATTCCAGTAGTAGCGTATCTATGCAACATATATCTTTGGTTTGCATCTCGGCCACAACTTGTATTTAAACAAGTGTGTTTCTTTTTATCTGAATATCCGTATTCTAAAACATCATTCAGCATTATTTTTTTATCTCTCGGTTGTGGTATTGCACTTTTCCTATTTCCAAATAAATCAAAACTTTCAGGCCCGATATTAGTCCAAAATAATCTATCCCTTAAAGCTCCACTTACTTTTGAACCACACAATCTTACAGGTTCAGTTCCTAATAATTCAGTAATGGTATTGTAACCTAAATCATCCATAATCACATTTTCAAGTAAATAGTAGTTGGGTTTCGTTTCTTCCAATAATCTTATGTATTCATAAAACAACATTGATTTCATTCCTTTTAATCCATCCCTTACACTATTTGCCCTGCTAAAATCTTGGCACGGACTACCTCCAATTAATAAATGTATTTTTGGTAAATCTTGGCCTTTTACTTTGGTTACATCTCCAATCTGTATTGTATCAGGGAAATTGTCTAATGTGCATTGTATGGCGTGTTTCTTTATTTCAGCAGCATAATATCTTGTAGGTTTCAATCCTATGTTATTAAGTGCAATTTGTCCGCAACTCATACCATCAAATAATGATAATACATTAAATTCTTCGGTCAAGCCGTTTTTGCCATCCCTCAAAAAATTATTTAAAACTGTTTCGTTCATCTAATTAGCTTTTGTTGTTAATAATCCGTGCCAGCTGGTAACAACGGGTATAAGCAAGCGGCAGAAAAAGCCGCCAGCCCATACCCGCAACCGTTAGCCCGAATCCGCTTTATCAAGTCCATGATTGTTGTAATTTGGAGATATGTTTATTTCAACGCTTCTAATCACTTTAATATACTTTATTTTACAAGGTTTTAATGACATTATAAATATTATTGGTAACGATAAAAGTAAGGTATATTTTATTAGTGTTTTCATATTAGAAAGGTAAATCTTCTTTATCTGTTAATTTTAAATCAAAGGATGCTTCTGTTTGAGTTGGCATACTTTCCGGCAAGTTATAAAATTCTGTAAACTCTCCCCTGAACCCGACAAGTTTTGTTTCAATTACTCCATGTCTATTTTTAGCGTAAGATATAAAACACTTGCCTTTTGTGTACATTTCTCTGCCATGCAGAAAGAACTTATCAACTCCATAATAATCTGGCCTAAAAAGAAATATTACTTGATCCGCATCCTGTTCAATACTTCCTGAATCTCTCAAGTCCGATAATCTTGGAAATCTTTCCTCAATCTTTCGTTCTTCGATGCCTCTACTTAATTGAGCCAAACATATAACCGGAATATCGAGGTCCTTTGCCAAGCCTTTGAGCTTTCTGGATATGTGGGTTATTTCTCCGTTTTTGTTGTTTAAAAAGCCTTTTGCGGTTATAAATCCTAAATAGTCGATAACCAACTCCTCAATTTTATAATCACGTTTCATTTTCTTAGCCTTTGAAATAAGCATGTCGATATCGGTTGTTTTATCATCGATATAAAGGGGGGCCTTTTTTAACTCATTAACTCGTTTATGAATTTCATTTATTTGGTGGTCGGTAACGTTTCCTGTTCGCAAGTCCTCTCCATTAATTTGACACTCCGCAGAAGCAATCCTTCTCAATAATTGGTAAGAGTTCATCTCCAAACTAAAAATTCCTGCAGGCTTATTAAGTTCAAATACACAGTTTCTTAGTGCTTTTATTACAAAAGCAGTCTTACCCATTCCCGGACGAGCGCCAATATAAATCAAATCTGAATTATTCGCTCCACCGTATTTATCAATCTCAATCAGTCCGTAAGTAATCGCAGGAGATATGACTTTATTCTTTTTGTCGTTAATATCCTGCATAAACGGCCCTGCTAAGTTCTCAATAGTATCAAAAGCCTTATTGCCAGAAACATCAGAAATTGAATTCTCTAATTTTGTCTTTAATTCCTCAAAAACATCAAATACATCCAATCCCCGATCAGAAAGTTTAATTAATCCATATTGGCAAATTTCCTTTACTTTTCGCTCCAGGTGCCTTTGAATAATTAAACGAGCGTGGGTTTCAATATTTGCAGCGGAGGCAACCTTGTCAGTTAAATTAGCAACGTGGGACATACCACCAACCGCCTCATAATGCCCTGCGCTTTTTAATTCTTTTGCGATGGTTAAATAATCAACTCCATCCTTTCGCTCCTTCAAAGAAAGGATTGCTTTGTAGATTAATTGGTTCTTTTCATCCTCAAAACAATACCATTTTAAATCTCCGTTTACTAAATCAAAAGCCCATGACTCCAAAATAATGGCTCCCAATACAGCGTTTTCTAATTCAATATACTCTTTGCTATCATCATATTCTAACATTATCTTGATCCTATTTTAATGGTTTGTTGAGTTGGTTCCTGCGGTTCAGTCTTTTTATTGCCAAAATTATTACGGCTCCATGTTTCTAATCTTCTTGATGCATCCCATGTTTTTAACATTTCCTGTTTAAATTTAGTTCCTGATTTATTTGGTTCTGTCCAATAAAGATAAAAATCCTTAACCATATCCCTTCCATATTTTTCAATATAAGGTTTTAGGGTGTCCGCAAATTTTAATTTGCGCGCATCTATATTATTTACTTCTTCTTTACTTTTATTCTTATTCTTATTTGTTGAACTTTCGTTCAACGGTGTTTCAACGCTCGTTGAATTTTCTTTTAATCTCAAGGCTTTCAGGGCAGCACTTTTTTTACCGTTTTCTGAATTAGTTCGAGAAATATGATTTGCTGCATCCAACTGCTCGTTTAAAAAATCAATTGAAATCAGGTCGTTTTCAACTTTAACAAACCCTCCAGAAAGTAAAGAATCGATTAAATTTTCTTTTTTATACCTCCTTTTTATATCCTCAATTGATAAGTTTCCGTCCCTTTGCCAATAGATAGAACAAACATTTATAAAAAGGCCCTGTATCTCTAAATCTTCATAAGCGATGTTTCCAGTGAGCCATTCTGTAGGAAAAAACTTAAAATAAGGGAAATTTTTAGCCATTTTTTATTACCTCCAATCCTTGTTTTTCGACATATTCTTTTGAAAAGAAATTAGTAACAATGTAAAGCCCTGTTTGTTTATTTAAACATAAAAGAGGCTTAAACCTTTCTGGTGTTTCGTGAAATTCGATTAATGCGAAAAAATAGTCCATATTATTAAATTAAGAAACCCAATTAAAAGCGGTCACGAGTCGCTTAAAATTGGGTTAATTTAAGGTAAAACCTTAAAGCCTTTATTATCTGTCGTGACTCAGATATAAGGCAAATATCGATTATTATTCCTGAATAACAAGCAATTTTTGTCTTTTTAACTCAAAAAAACACTTTGCTGTGGCAGCAACATCGTCCGAGGCATCGTGAGCACCCTCAAAATCGGCTCCAAATAGAAACTTATGTAATTCTTGTAAGGAAGGCCATTTGAAACCATACTTCCCTGGTAACTTGCAAATTTCAGTTGTTGACTGCATCGTGCATATTTTTTCTGGCTTATTTTTGGCATTAAATCCCAATCTGTACATTTCGGATGCCGTTACAGGTAAATCGAAGTTCATATTATGGGCCAGGAGGTATTTACAGCCCTCCAGTTCGCTTAAAAATTGCTCAAGCATGGGTTTTATAGGTTTGCCATCTTTCTCGCAGCGTTCGGTGCTCATATTGTTTTTTATAAAAAACTCCTCTTTAGGAACCTCCCAACCGTCTGGCTTAACCAAACCTTGAAAAGATTTAAAAAGTTTGCCTTCCGAATTATAAACATGCCAAGCAAATTGTGTGATCCTTGGAAATTTCTCCACTTCCTTAAAAGAGGCTTTATAATCGGTAATTTTCCCGGTGGTTTCTGTGTCGAAGAATAAATACATTAAATTTTGCTTTTAGCGTAAATAATAGTTTTATCAAGCAGGTCGTTTACCGAGCTTTGAACTGTTTTATATTTGGCAGCCTTAAACTCATATTTTGTTTTTATGTCCTCAATCGCTTGAAGCATTTTTTCAAATTTAGGTTTATCGCTCAAAGTTAACTCTGATTGAATTTTAGCTTCCGCTTCCTGCTTTGCCTTAAACTCTGCTAATTGTTTTTGATGCAGTTGTTACTGTAAGGCTTTCTCCTTAGTTTCTGCTTCGGCTTTCTCTTTTGCAATCCAGTCTTTTTGAATTTTAACAGAATCCTCTCGACCTGCCTTACAGATTTTTGTTGCTAGTACTCGAATGGCTTTACATTCTTTTCGGGCTTTCTCAACGGCATCAAAGCCTTCCCTGTCATCAATGCCGTTAATAGTTAAGTTCGAATAATCAGCTTTTAATTTAGCAATTACTTGAGCCGTTACATTTTCTTTTGCCAATGCGGTTTCAATTGGGCTCTCTTGGGTTACTTCTTTGTTTTCCATTTTGTTTATGAATTTAATATAATACCTGCTTCGATAACTTTGCTCTCCAGGAGTATCGAATCTCCTTTATCTAATGGGAATCTAAAAACATTTAAGTTCTTATATTCTGAATCGTCTGGAAAGTATGCCAACTCACACTTTAATGATTCTGTAATGAAGCGATATTTCCAAGGCTCCTCCAAGTCAGCATTTTCAACCGATTGTCTAATCTCATCTAATTCGCTTTCGTATGGCATATAGATAATTGGAACAATATAGTTTAATCCTAAAATACAAGCATTGCTCGTTAATTGCCAGTACTTGTCTGGGTGCTCATCTCTAAAAAGACTAATATCATTTAACTCTTGACATTTTGTTAAGCAATCAACAACCTCACAAAACTTTTTAGGCTGCAAGCATTTTGTATCTCCAACCGCATCCTCTTGTCTGTTTACGTTATCCATACTTCCAGACCAAAAGTTGTATTTTGGGTGAACAATAGTTTCATCAAATTTATGTTCCCATCCTAAAGGCAGCATATCATGAACTCGGCTCTCTAGGAATTTTCCCCATAACATAGGCTTACTTGATGCCTCAACATCTAATGAGCGTTTTAATTTACGCTCATATATTTTTTCCTGTATGTATGTTAAAGCAGGCTTTCCAAATATTCCTTTTGTTTTCCCTTCTGTCATTAATTTGTAAATTTCTGAGGAAGTAAAATTTCCAATACGCTGTTTATTTTCTGTAATGCTCATTATATTTTAGTTAAGTTATTAATTGCTTTTTTGTAACTTTTTGTTTCTTTGCAGGAAATAATGCGATCAAAATGCGTCTGCTCATCAGGAGGTAACATTTCCTTTTTTAGCTCATAAAGGTGCTTTAATTCCTCAAGCATTTCATCCTTATTTAATGCCTTGTCAGTTGTATAATTTAAAGTATCTTTTCGGTTTAAGTCTGCCCCGAATAATTTACCAAACATATCTGCCGCATCTTTAATAGCTAATGTTTTAGCAATAGGAAACGCCATTGAAACAGCTCCATTATTAATATTGATTAAATCAGCTGGGCTTGTTCCTGCTTTGGTTTGTAATTGCATCGCTCCAATACCATCGTGGTAATCCCATGCCCCATCAATTGGGTTTTGATAGTGTAATCGGATTGTAACCCAAACTCCGTTAAAAGCAATCCCCTGCCCTGTAATTTCAATTCTGTAACGCTTAAAAATACGCTTAAGCATTAACTCAACCTTATCAATTGGAAGGTAATTGTGTCCTTTAATATACGGGTGCGTTTTAACCCAATTTTGAGGAGGGGCCTGATTTAATAATAAATTTAACTGGTCGTTTTTCAATGCCAGTTCAACATCTCCGGTTAACTCCGCGATGGTTGGTAAATTTTGTTTCTCGTCTTGCATTTTATTTTTCTTTTAATTGTACATAAATATCTGAGTGCTCGCTTCTGATTAACAAGTAAGAAGGGTTAATCTCATCTTTGGGCCTGATAGAAGTTTGAAAATATACTGATAAATAATCAAGCGTAAATTCATCAACTTCCTCAATCCAAACATCAATTCTTTTTTTAGCTCCAAAGGATGCCATTTGTAAGGCTAATCTTTGAATATTTAAAACACTATTAGTAATATTAATATGTGGTTTATTTGCGATTGAATCTGTTATGCTCATTATCTTTTATTTAAGAATTGAATTAACTCGTTAAAGGACATTTTTTTGTTTTGAAGGGCATTGTCAAGCTCGAAGCGTTCCTCAATCATAATACCTAAATGGCGCTTGCGGTCAATAGGTTTCTCATCAAGCTTCTTTTTCAAAGCCAATTGTGTTTTAATCTTCTCGTTAACTTCGAAGTCAACTTCTGCATTTACTGGGGTTGTGATTTCTTTTGCCATTTTTTTTATGTTGTTTTGATTTTTAATATTTGATTTAAAGCCTTGTTATGCGTGATTGTGGGCTGCCATTTAAAGGCTTGATGAAACTTACCAATCGTTAATTCATTCGCACAGAAACGGCAAACAAACTTACTTATAACGGTAATGTCTATTAAATCAAGGCCTAATCCGCTACGTTTGCAGAACATACAAGCGCCTATCTTATATTTTCCAAAGTTGGGCTCTCTACCACTCATTTTCCCAATCATCTACTTCGATTATACCTTCTCCTCCACATTCTTCACAATTTTCGTATTCGGGAGTCTGCTCTCCTTCATCGTCATCCCAAACAATTACTTTTCCTGTTCCTTTGCAGGATAAGCAGTCTTTTGTTGGCTTATCGTCATCGGGTGTTATTTGTTGGTCTGGTGTCCACATCGTTTTTAAGTTTTAATTGTCCGAAATAAGACTTGTCAAAAGCCTCTTTAATTTTTGTTTGTCTGCTATTTACTTTTATGTACCATTCGATATTTTCTAAAGTCTTAGCCCTTCCGTTTTTAGCACTCGCTTTTTTAGTTGCCATTATATTTTAAATGCCTCCTGCATCCACTCCTTTGTCTCCTGGTGCTCTAACTTTATCCTAAAGTAACCATGCAGGGAGTTTATCACTTCCCCTTTAAAAAGGGAGTTAAAATCACTTATTTTTATGGCAGTTGTTACCGAATTGCTTCTGGCAATACCTTTGACTGAAATGGAACCACTATTTTTATATTGATTCACTTCTACTTTAATAATACTGCAAACCTTCCAATTATCTTTGGCCTCGTTTGGCGTTTGGATTGATATAAAATTCATAATTATAGTTTTGAAAAATCGATTACAAATACTTTTCCTTTCAATATTTTATATACTAAAAGTGTCTTGTTAAAGGCATCAACTGAGTATTGTTTTTTCTTGAAGAACAATAAAAACTTTTCTTTTCGAGTGATATGGGTTGCCTTTCTGAAAGCCTCCTCGTTAATATATATCTGCTCCATTAGCTTATTTGTTTTAGTAAATCCTTTTTTAAATCAAAAATTCCATTCGTTAAGGAGTCGGTTAAAAGTTGCAAGGTTTCCTTATTATGCTCGCTTAATCCGCTTTCCACTTCCTTTATAAAGTTGTCCGAGGCTCGAACAGTTGTATTAAACCAATGCTTTTTATCCTTGTGAAGCTCTCCTATCAAATAGGTTGAGGTGTCGCTAAATAGCTTTAAAATAGCCAAATTTATTAATACGTTTGCTTGGTGTTCTTTACTTTGTGTCATTATCTAAAATTATGGTGTTTGCTTTAATTGACGATTTTAAAAACTCAAAACAAGGTTTAACCTTTACGGCCAAATCCAAGTCTTGCTTTATTGCTAAAAGCGAAACCCTTAACCGTTTATTTTCAGTTAAGAGTTCGTTCCGTTTCTTATATATGGTTGCCATTACTCAATAAGTGAAATTTGATAACTTCTATTATTTATTGAATGTTCGCAATCTCTCCAAGACATTAAATATCTTGCAGCCTCATCAGCGTATTGGTCTGTTTCTGCATCATCATCATTTAAAAACCACCAATCATAGTCTGCATCTACTATTCTTTTAAGGCCTTTTTCTGGAACCTTATCAACTTTTTCAAATGAATGGAAAGTAAAAGTGTGAAAAGGAGCAATTGCTTTTTCCTTTTCTAACCACTTCACTTCTCCATAAAAAGTAAATTTTTTACCGTTTGAAATTTTAACGATATCGCCTTGTTTTAATTCAACACCGTTTCTGTCGTGTAATGTAAGTTTGAACATATTTTAAAAATTAATTTTGAATAATAGTTGCATTGAATAAAGAGCATTGTTTGTTATTTGGCGCTGCCAACATTTATTATATGCGGACCATCTTAAACCGTGAGATTTATAAGAGGAAATAATATCTCTGCTTGGTATTTCATCGTTAAAAATTTGTATTCTGTCGGCCTTGTAATTAAGTTCAAGTCTGCCTCCAGGAATATCAAATTGTTTATTTTCTTTACTAGCAAAATATTCTTTATTTTCTAATTCCTTGACTCTTGCTTCTGTATTCTTTATTTTAGCGAGGTTATTTGTAAGTTCAAACTGTTGAAAAGGCTTTGCATAGTAACTTGCTTTAGGAAACCACTTAATAACGTAGTCTTTCTCATCCTCCGTTAAATTTGCCTGAAGTATTGAATTTGGATTTTTAAAATAAGCAGCGTGAGCTTTATTTATTCGCTTCATATACTCTTGTCGAAGAAGTAAGAATGAAAGTTTATTTTTAGCAATTTCAAGTTCTCCTCCTGCATCTTCAATCGCTTTCTTTTTTGCTTGGCGCTTAAATGATAAAAATATTTTATCTCTCCAATCCCTAAAATCTTTGTATCTGTTCTCCTCGTTTCTGTTTGCTTTTTCTGCTCTCCTTACTGGAAAGTTTGCAGGGCCAGTAATCATTGATGAAATACAGTTACTTTTTGAGCGTAACCAATGTGAAATAAGTTGTGTGTATTTTTGTTTGTATTTCTCAGCGTAATGTGGAGCTACTTTTTCAATTTCAATCAAATCTTCATCAAGTTCCGCAGAATAATCGTTTACTATGCTTTCAGCTCGTTTTTCAGGGCTAAAAGAAACGTTGCTGTGGGCTCTGTAAGCCTGTTCTCTTAAATGCTCAAGGGTTTTCATAAGTGTTTTATTATAGGTTATCAAATTCAATGTCTGTCCATCCCATGCTATTAACCATATATTTATGGTTTATCAAGTCAAAGACTATCATTCCGGTTTCCGAATTAAAGTTGTTTTCAATATCGAACCATTTAGTGTAAAATGATTTTCGAAGGCCATTTTCTGTATATGTTACTAAATACTGCATAAGGGTTGTTTTAAATTAAGTTGGGGCAGCGCAATCAAATGCTACAGTCAAGCTGTCTGCCCCAAGGTAGTTGTCAATTGTTTATTTTTGCTAATAGCCTCGGTTCTTTTGCAACGGGTTAAAATCTGAAAACTTCACCGAAAGGAAGCCCGTTATATACGCTACGTTTGTTAAACCCGCATATTTTTTTTGATTATCTAGCCGTATAATCCGCCACTCGTTTACAGTCCTGATCCTGTTTCTGTAGTTGTTAGGTTACTTCCAAAGTCTGGTCCTTTTAAATGCCCTTCTCTTGTCTTGTTGATTCGTCTTTACCTTCGCCAAACGGGTGACAACCAAAATTGTCCCTATCAAACTGGCAATACCTCGCTTCGTATTCATAACCTGATGCTAATCCAATATGTCAAGGAACTTTTATGATTTTTTTCTTTGTGGGAAATCTATCAAGGTTTAATGTAGAACGGTTGTCGAGGTCAAAGATAATTTAAATTATTTAAAACACCAAAATTATTTTCATAATTTATGTAATTTATTTTAAATAATGACACATTTGCCAATGTTTACTAGCATTTTGAGGATAAAAATAATTCGAAATTTTTTATAAATTTTTGGTATTCAGCCTCATTTCTTGGCTCAATTTCTATTTTAGCAGTAATTTTAGGGGTTCTTTTTGTGTATTTTCTTACTGGCTTAACACCGTTTTTTATTAAAGCTTTTTTTAATTTATTAGATTTTGCTTGGGTTGTTGTTCCTTTATATTTATTTACTAAAGGATATCCACTTTTGAAATATGAATTAATATAGTGGCTTTCTAAATCAACGGATTCAGCATAATCACAAGAGTCTATCTCATTTATTGATATATCTATTCCATATTTTTTCTTATGTGTAGCTAATCTATTCTTTAAATTAGAGGTTCTCCCAACATAAAAAGGGGTGTTGTTTTTTAATAAAATATAAATATACATATCAATAAAAAACCCTTACAAAATCAATGATTGCAGCATTGACTTGTAAGGGTATCAAAGGTTTAACCTTTAATTTCTTAAATTTGTAGCTGCAATTCTACAGCGTTAAATATAATAAAATTTAATCAATTTTCATTATTTTTCTAAGGATAAACGAAGCCGAAAGTAAATATATAGGCATATACCAAAACGAAACGCCTAATAAAAGGTAAATTAAAGGAAATGTAGCAAAGCCGATCCATATATTTAAACAAATAGAACAACCGCCTAAAACTTTGAATAAAGGGCTTTCTCCTGCCTCGTCTATAAATAACCCCTCTTGTTCTTTTTTATCGCTCTGCTTTAAAATATATGCGTATTTCAAAGGGTTTTTACGCTTTACAATACTCTTGGCCACAAATGGAAGCCAAAAACCGAAAACGTTACCCCTCCAGAAACAAAAGTCAAGGAAGTAAGAAAATAAAGCAAGGAATAAACCTAAAATACTAACTACCGTAATAAGGGGTAGTATTGTCATCACAAGGGTCAGAGCATCCATCTAGTTGAGAATTTATAATTGTTTGTAATCTGAAATTTTCGCAATCGTCCACTTTTAAATTTGTTCCGTCCGGTTGGCCCACTTTAAAGTTATAAACCATTGATTCGTTTAACTGTCCGATTTCAATGGTAATCTCCTCTCCAATTGCCAGGCTTTTAGTAAGAGTAAAAGTGCCTCCCGTAGCTGAGTTCATAAATAAATAATGCTCTCCAACTTGGGCAGCTAATACTCCTGTTTCTATTTTTAGGTTATGTGAGAAGCGCCCTAAATCATTAATACAACAATCCATTTTATATATTTAAAAGTGTTTTTAATCTGTTTCCTGTTGCTTGATAAGAATGTTTTTTTACAATCCATTCTCTACTTTGCTCCTGTAAATTTACAACATCTTTTTCATTTAAAGATAAAACCCACTTCATTTTATTAATAAAGTCATCTTCTGTATTTGCGATAATAAGAGCACAATCGCCATAAGCATCGGAGTAAGCCTTTTGGCCTATATTATTTGTGAAAACTATTTTACCAAGAGCAGCTGCTTCAAAAGCAGTAACTCCAAAACAACCGTAATTTTTACCTCGTTGAGTTGGAGCAAATAGTTCCACATAAATATCGCATCCTTGCATCCTTTCTATTTGTGCCTTGTGGTTAACTCTATCTGTATTTATAATAAAGTTAGCTGTTTCAATCTTCTGTAACATTTTAACTATTTGAGCAGTTCCCTTTACAGTTTGATCGCTTGGGAAGTGAGCGATTAAATATGGATTTACCGTTTCCCAATTACCGGGCTTAAACTTTTCTGCATTTACTGCAGTAGCAATATAAGTTTCATTTTTCATTCCCAGTCCAATAAACTCGCATTGGTCAGTAAAGCATCTTTCTACTTTATCATTAAAAATAGTATTACAGTTTTCAGAAGCTTGACGGTAACCCGTCCCAGTATGATAAACAATTATTCTTTTACCTAAATTATAAGCAAAATCCAACCAAGTGTGATCCGAGTGAAAAAGTTGAATAATATCGGATTTTATTATGCTTGATTTTATTCTTTCAGTTGTTGCAACTAAAGATTCGGAACCGTACGAAAATGGGTGTGCAATCCTTTTTAAATCTAAGCAGTCAATGCCAATACTTCTTAAAGCATTGGCGTTTTCATGTGCAAAGTTTGCATAATCATCGTAACTAAGGTTTAATACTTTCATAAAAATAGTCCTCCATAAATAGTTTTTAACTTAGCTCTCATTAATTTGTTCTCTGGGTCAAGCTTGCCCTCCCTTCTTGCCCTGTTTGTTTCCTGTGCCGGATGGATTGTATAATCCATTACAGATTCTTCAATACAAGTCATGGTGCACTCCATCGCACAACGTATTTTGAACATATAATCAACCTGAAAATACAAGTCCTCATCAAACATAAATTTCTTTTTAAGTTCGTTCTTCCACATCATTGTAGTAAAATTTATGTATTCGTTTTGCAATATTCTGGCAGGATTTGATTGTTGTCCTTTATAAAAGCCTAAATCTTTAAAATCTATATTTCGATTATTCCAACCCCCGTAACACACCTCCAGAAACTTATCTTGCTTAAACTTCTCAACTCTTAATGAAATACTGTTTTTTGTTAGCATATCATCATCGTGGACCTGGCAAATTAACTCTCCCGAACATTCGTTCCAAAGTTTATTTAAAGCCCCTAAAATCGAGTTCTGTTCGTTTCTAATAATTTTAATATTAGGATGCATTTCAGATATTTGTTTTAGGAACTCTGTCGAGCCATCGGTGCAACCATTGTCTAAAACAATTAATTCTGAATTTTTATAATCCTGATTGATGAAGGATTGAACGGCTCTTTTTAACAGATTTATTCTGTTATGACTTAGTGTAATTACTGATACTTTCATGTGCAAATAAACAAATAAATTAATATAAACCAAAAAATAACACTAAGGACGGTTATTAATGACCATGCAATAATCACATCCCAATTTAATCGTTTTTTGAACTTCCGTTTAAATGCCTGCTTTTCTCCATGCATAACAAATACTATTTAAGGTTCTTATTTTTTTGCCTGCTATGGCCATTCGCTTCCATAAATCAACGTCCTGATATCTTCCTGGTAAAGTATATCCTCCAACCTCATTAACGGCAGATAGCTTATAAATTACCGTTCCATGATTGGTTAACCATCCGTAAGAACTATCTTCAAGTGTCCGTTCATATTTATGTGAAGTGGTGTATATTGGTTTTCTGTCCCTATCGCTTTCTTTGAAGGAGTAAAGTTGAGTTCCTAAAACGTCAATGGAAGGATTTTTTAAAAGGTGCTCAACTTGTAATTTAAAACGATTAGACGTTGATATATCTGAACTACCCATAATAGCAGCCCACTCGGTTCCTGCTAATTCGTGGCCCTTGTTTAAAGCAGAAGAAGTCCCTCCGTTTTCTTTTTTATAATGAACCCGAAAGCCATCTTGCAACTCTAATTCTTTTAATGCTTTTAAAGTATCTTCATTTGTGGAACCATCATCAATCAATAAAACATCGTACTCTTGATTAATGGATTGTTTGCTTTTATGAACGCTAAAGGCTGCCTCGATTAACTCAGCAGCCTTTGTGTTAAATACAGGTATTAAAACAGTAAAATCAATTTTTTTCATGTATCAAATGTAATAAATTACATCAAGATTTGAAAATTTATGCTTTACTACCAAAATTCAAATAAACAAAATGTTGAACATTTGTCGGATTAGTTGCAAAGGTTGGCATATTTACTTCAATTTCAAGTGAATCATTTGCATTGACCGAAAAAGGACTCCCAAGAGTAAATGCAAAACCTGCAGCAATAACATCATATTTAACTGTTGCTAACATAGTAACTGTTGTGCTTTGCGTTTTATTATTTATTTTAAGCGTTGCTGTTTCTGATGTACCTAATGTTGAAGCAACTTGAACCTGAATTAAACCGCCATAAATAAATCCATTGAATGGTGCAAACCCTCTCCTTAATGCAGTTGTTGAAGTATTGGCAGCATTCGATGAAACAGCACCAAAAAAATATGTTATTCCATCTGCGGGATTAAGTTGTGAATGTGTAAATAAAATTGTACTTGATAAACTCAACTTGCTGTCTAACTGTGGTTGAATTGCACTTGTCAATCCTTTAACAAATGCTAATTCAGGTAAACTTGGATATATTGAAATATCTGCGCTTTTTAAATTTTTACTTGCATCAATTATTGCTAACCTTGAAGAAGTTTCTGAACTTACAATAATAGCAGGAGTTGTAACCGTACCTGTAAACGTTGGCGATGCAGTGTTTGATTTCAGTCCAATAGCCGTTGTATTGACCGTAATTTGAGCTTGAATATATCCAAATGACAAAATAACTGTATCTGTTGCCGCAATTGTTTGCGATGTTGCCAAACTTAATCCTGTTAATACTTGTCCTAAAATTGCAGAACCTAAACCTTGCCATGATTTATCGCCCCGCCAATATTGCGCTGTAGTTCCTGTTGCAATTGCAGGTTCTTTTGCGTTCCAACTTGTTTTTTCTGTATCAGTAGCAAAACGATGTGTTGAATCTTGTGTAACGTCGGTAGCAGGTATTGCGGCAACGCTTATCAAATTTTTTGACGCATCTGTTTTCATATATTGTGAAGCTGTCAGTGATAAATTTTTAATTAAGCCTAAAACATCTAAATTTCCATTTCCATATAACTTAAACAATTTTGTTGACGTTGGTGTGTATTCGATGTCAATTCCTATTCCATTTACATCGCTTATGTTTCCTCTAAACGCAATACCTGTTGACACCTCTGATTTATTTGCAATTCCGCTTGTCTCAACTGCGTTTAAACCAATACTACCAGCTGTTTGGATGTAAATACCTTGATAAGCCCCTCCCATTATTTCAATTCTCGCATATCCTAAACCTTGTGTTCCAATATTTATTCCGCTTGCGGATTCATAAACCATACTATTTCCAACCGTATCTGATGCAGTTGCTTTTTGTAAATAATTAGTTGTGAGCGTTCCTTTCTTTACGAATACTGATTGTATAAAAGCTACAAAGAAATTCCATAATTTCAACGCTGTAACCGCTTTTGTATTTTCTGTTCCTGCTTGAACCTCAACATCTGTTGCCAGTTGAATATAACCTGAAACAGTTTCTGTTGCTCTTTCCAAATTTCCCTGGACAACATAAAAATTTGCTCCAACAGCTGCCTGATCCCCTGATATGCTTGTTGTTTTACAAACAATCTCATCATAAACCTGGACATAAATTCCTAACGCTCCACCAATAATACCTGCAACAGTTACCTCCCATCTGTCCCCTTTATTTGATGCAGGATAATTTGGATTCGCTGAACAATCAATATCACCCCTTTGACCTCCAACAGAAGATACATAGGTATCGAACTGCATTTTTGTAATAGGTTCTTGTGGATTAACAGCGTCTTTTAAATTTATTATTGTATTAGTATTTGCGTTTATGTCGCCATTCAATGAATTATTTTGATTTCTCGCTTGTTCTAACGTAACTTGATGAGGATTGCTTGTATTCGATGTGTGATTGCTTAAATCTGTTGTTAATGTCCCTAAATCTGTAATTAATTGAGATACTTGTCCTTGTATTGTTGAAATGTCTGTTGAATTGGTTCCAACCTGACTTTGTATTGATGAAATATCAGAAACAATGTCAATAATATATTGGCAAAATTCCAAATCAGCACATGTGAAATATGATGATGGCAAATTTGAAATGATTGAATTGATTGATGCTAATATATCAATGATTGTTTGACAAGCAGGTAAATCATCACATGTCAATCCTCCTGTTGGCAAATTGTCAATCTGCTCCTGCAATGATTCTGTCTCTGCTTGCAAATCTTTCACAACTTGACATCCTGCAACAGCCTCACATATTGCCTTTGTCTCACAGTTTTCTGGAGTCAGATCAGGAGTCCAAGTAACAACCGTTTCTCCTTCTTCAATATCACAAGTATTACAATTTGTATCAACGTAGCTTAAAGTAAAATCAACGCTTACAAATGTCGGCCACACATTACCTTCAAATTGTTTTCCTGTCTCCTCTGTGTAAATCTTCTCCATATCTAAGGAGGTAGCATTCACATCAATTTTAATCTCGGTTGATGAACCAGTATAATGCGAGAAGTCTAATCGAGCTAAAGTATTAACAATTTTACTTTTTACTTTATCCGGACTTACTGTGAAATCATTACCTCCAAAAGTATAAAACACTACTTTGCAGCGTGCCGAGATATTGTATTCTTTATCGCAAGAACTTAAAGACTTCCTTTGGTTAATACTTTCTGGTTGGGTTTGTCGAATATAAAGGCTGTTTCCGTTTAAATCGTTGATTGTAACAACTTCTTTTTCCTGTCCGTTGCCTTTTATCATCTCGCCATTAGAAACGCGAAAAACAGGGCTGTCAACCCTGTTCAAAAATTGCATATAAGCCTTTAATTGTGGCTCAATATATTGTAAGATTGAATTTACCATGTGTTAAATAGTTTTTGTAATTTGTCTTGTAAATAATCTCTTGCTGCTTGTTCAGCTTGCGCTTTTTCCTCAACCGTTGGTTCGTAGATTTTCTTTTTAAAATGAATCTCTAAGTTTTGGGCTTTTTTTGCTTGAATTAAAGAGTTAAAGCCCAATACAAAATGTCCGTTTAAATTTCCAACTTGTATTGAGCGAAATAAGTCCCCTCTAAATTCAGTATCAACGAATGCGTTTTGTAATCCATTTAATGTTCTAAATTCAGAATATCCACCTTTAACAATAGCTAAGGCTCTGTTTCCTGATGGCGTTTTAACCCTTCTAAACTCTGGTTTACTTTTAAAAAAAGCGTTTGCTTTTGCTTGGGTTCTGAAATTCTTTGAACCTGTAAGCATTGGTTTTTTCGAGTAATTTCCAATCCTTGATTCATCTGTTGCAGCCCCTCTGTTAAATATTCTCTCTGTATATTTTGCAATAAGCTGTCTCATTGCCACTTCCTCGGCATTTATCATTTCCTTATTTAAAAGGTCAATGATTGAATCCATTTTATTTATCAGGCTGCTCATTTCTAATCTCTGTTTTTTCAGATTGAATTGCTTTTAACGTAAATCCACAAATCAAAAGTTCTGCTGATGCCCACATTAAAAATTGCTCAATACTGTGGACGTGATTATAAAGAGCATATCGAGAGCCTATTTGAAAAGTTAAAAAAGCTGTTCCAACTTGGAAGCGTTTATAACTGAAAAACGAAGGCTCATGTGAGTACATTTTTACAAATTCTCTCACAATCCATTTGAAATTTTCCCATCCAAAGAAATATTTTTTATCAGATTTAAACAAATTCATTTTTTCTCTTTTTTAGGGAATAATATATGCCAGGCTTTTTTCCAATTTATGATGATCATCAGGATCAAAGAGAAAAGAGTCAATGATCTAAATGTCCATGTGTAGATTTCATCTGCAGTTGCGCTCTCAATCAATGTAAAAAATCCAATTAAGCCTGACAAAATCCAATTTATTATTGTGCTGTTTTCAGTGTTTTCATTTGAATGTTCCATAATTTATCTCCATCCTTTAGGTCTGATTGGCGCACTTGTTGATTTTGTTCCTTTGGGTTTCGGTTTCGGCTTTGAGCCTTTAGAACCACAGTATGAACAACCCTTTCTGTTTTCAATGTTAAGGTAAAGCATAAGTTGATTTAGTTCCAATACAAGTGAAACACTCGCCTTTGGTAGTTTTTAAATAGTTAGTAATATTTTTTGCAAACTGAGCTTCTTCTTCTTTTAAATCATTTTGCAAGTCCACAAGCGTTTCTTTTGCCTGCTCCTTATTGAAAGTAACAACCGCATTTACTCTCCCGGAAGCAACATGCTCTTTTAGGATTTCAATTCCTGACTGATACCATATCATAAAAGCCATGCGAGGCAATACTTGACACAATATATTCTCCTCGTAACATTGAACGCTTGCTAAAACACCCATTCCATAACAGTCATAAACCTCTTTAGAGCCGTCCCAACCCATAACCTCAAGGTTATGTTTAACTGAGCGAGAAGAACCGCAAGACGAGCACCCTGTTTCGGAATTTAGCTTACATCCGTAGGTCGTAAAGTCTGTCTGATCAAAAGTTATGTAAACGTGCTCCGATTTTGCTTTGTAACGAATTTCCACTTCGTTTATAATTCCACCTCCCAATAAAGATGCTCGGTAAACTTTCTCTAAATCGTTGTCCTTGATAATAATGGTTGCAATACCACTCTCTGCAACTCTGATGTATAATTTCTCGATGTAAATCTGAGCAACTTCACTTCTCCATCGTCTTAAAACAAGCCCTCTTTCTGTTGCAGAAGGAGCGTGAGTTGTTGAGTTAAAGTTTATAATTTCGCGAGATTCAATAATTGAATTAAAATCAAATTGATTTGAAACCATACCAGAAAACTTATTGAAAACCATTCTGGTTGCCAATTTTATCTTCTCGTTCATTAAATTAAACCCTGTTCTTTGCTCATCGTTAGCAATTGCAGAAGCCGATTTTAAAGTAATACCAGGAATATCATTTACATAAAGTATTGTTTCAGGATGGGCACAATTAACAAAGTCTCGTATTCCTACAAGACTATATTCCCCACAAAGTATCTTATTTAAGCACTCCATAATTAAAAAAATTTAAAAAGGCCAACCGGATTGATTGGCCTTTTAATTAATACTAAGCAGTTGTTGCTTTGTAGTTTAGTGTGTAATTAACACCATCTAAAGGATCAGCCGAAGCGAACGCATCAGTTGGTAAGAACCATAAGTTATACCATAAAGAGAACGTTAAAATCCAAACCTCATCACAATCATCATATTTCCAACGCATATCAAGCTCTAAGCCTGTGAACGGGTCCATGATAGTTGTTTTTGCGTAATTTCCATTAAATGGCTTACGGTAAGTGCCTTTATACTTATTGTAAGTTAATAACTGAACGTTTCCTGGAGCTAATCCAATAAATTCGTCTGTATCTCCTAAAATAGAACCCACGTGACGGTCATTGAAATAATCAAATTGTCCTGCATCGCCCATGTTAATACCTTGATCATTACAACATCCAATTCCTTGGATTCGAACATAGTCTCTTAACTTACCAGACCCAATTAACATTGGACGTCCAGTTGCATCGATATCCTCAAAGTCGTTTAAGATTTGATTTTCTCCGTAATAGTTAGCAGAGTGGTCAGCAGTATTTAACAATTGACGAGATTTTACAGTTGATGTACCGTTCGCAAAATTACCAAAGCTAGTTGACTGTAATGTGATTAACTTTTTGTTTAAAGCAACCATAAAAGGGTCAAGTTTAGAATTGATAATGCGTGCAATCCATGTTTGATCAGCTTCACATAATTTACGCATTTCATCTTCCGAGAAAGCAATACCTAATGTTGACTGAACGTCTGTAATTGAAACCTCATCTTCGTAAGGCACGCTTGATGTGTCCGCATTACAACCATTATTATATGTGTCCTGGATATCACTTTCAGTTCCGCGCTTTGCATACTTAACAGTTACTTTGTGTTTTTTACCATCGTTTGTATCGATTGGAATAACATTTAAGCCTGATGTATTTGTTGGGCTTGTAATAGCTTGTAAATATCCAACAGGTGTACGCTTCATTTCTGGGCTGTTTGGTCCCATTAATTCGTTTAACGATGTTTGGATATTCGCACAAATACCTGCAGTAAATTCAAATGGTGCAGAGAAAGCGAAGTTTGTTGGTGTACTAAAATTGGTAACTAAAGCCAAAGAGTAGATTCCTGCTCCAATAACTGGAGCGAATTCTAAATGACCCACTAAAGCGGATGTTGCTACGCCTCCGACAGCGCTTACTACTAATGTCATTGATAACATCGAGAATAATGAAAGCAGGGTTTTAAACTTTTTCATAATTGAAATTTAATAATTGATTTTAAAATTGAATAATTAGACTTGGTAATTTTCTGTGATTAAAAAGCCTTTTTATGCTGTTTTGCTCTTATAGGAAAGCGCCTCAATTATTTTTAGAAAGGAATAACGTAACCTCAAATTATTTTTTATACCGGAATAAAGTAACCGTTTATGATACAAATGTAATTATTTATTTGACAAAACAAAAAAACCTCACGATTTCTCGCGAGGCCCTTTACTGGTTAATTAAAAAAACAAGATAAAAATTAACTAGCTTTTTCTGCTTCGGCTCTTAATTTAGCCGCATGTTCTTCAGCTTTAGTCATATTAGAATTAATAACTCTGCCCTGTTGCTTTTTATCTCCTTCTTTTCCTGTAGAAATAATTACTTTTTTCTTTTCTGGTTCATCAACATCAGCATTTGACTTTTCAATAAACCCTTCTAAAAAAGAATTATGTATCGAAGTTGTATCAAGGAACCCTTTTTTATCTTCCGTCATAATACGGCCTCCATCAGTAGTTGTATAAGACAACTCTCCTTTGTCTGAAATAGTTGCTTTATACCCTGCTTTGTTAGCCTTTATCTTAATCATTTCTAAAGCATCATCTTGAGCAATACCCTTACGTAATTTAATACCTGATAAAGACTTCATTAAAGCCGATTCTGATTTGAAGTTTAATATTTGGGTTTCAACTTCCGATTTAATACGAGGAATCTCCTCCTCTTGTAAACGTTTTAATTCAGCATCCTTTTTAATTAATTCAGCTTGCACCTGCTCGGTTGTTTTATCCCCCATTTTCGCCGCCTTGGCCCATGCTAACTCAAGTATCTCATCCGCTTTTTTACCTACAACTTCATCAGAAGTTAATTGAGCTAAAGCAATGATTTTCTTTTCAAATTTCTTTGATACTTCTCCAAGTTTAGCATCGTTTATTCCCTTCAAAGTAGTTTTATAATCATCGCTGTTTGTGTAAAGCTCCCTTTGGTGTGAAATAACAGCTTCAACAGCCGTTGTAATTTCATCCTCTGGAGTTTCTGTTGCATCCGTTGGGATGTTAGCACTCATTTTTTCAGCAATTGCTTTTGGATAACCTAAGTCGGTTAACATTTTTACGTTTTGGGCTCTTGTCATTTTACTTGTTTTTTAGGTGTTTTTTATGGCCCCAAGAATCCCTTAAAGAGACTCCCTTTGGTGGAGCAGGTTTATTTAAAATTGATTGATCAGGCTTTTGTTCTTTTGCAGGAACAACATCCGCTTTTTTACTTACTGAAATTTCATCGATTGGAGTGTTTTCAGTATTCGAGTTAGATTTAGCTTCCTCGTTTTCTAAATTATGCTTCTTTGCCATTTTTCTCAGCTAATTTTTTTTTATCATTTTCCAATTTTTTTAATTGGGCAGGAGTTAATTCTTCGTTTTCATCTTCAATTATAGTTGATTTTTCATTCAAAGCATTAATCTCCTCTTGAGATAATTCTTTTACTTTTGCCTTGGCTTTTTCAACTAATGTTTTATTTTCTTTTGTTGATTCCGACAATGGGATTGGTTTAACCGCATTTGCTATTTCTTTAGCTTTATCTTCTGTAGAAATAATACCAATGTATTTTAAATCGGCTAATTTACTTGTACGCTCCAGTTGTCTTTTACCTTCTTCTCCAAGGTAAACAACTTTTCCTGTTGTGCGGTGCACAAATTTGTGTGAGTTTTGCATAATCTGTTTTTTTTAAGGTTTATTTATAAAACAAATATATGACTTTTTTTAATTACTTAACCAAGATTGGAAAAGCACGATGCCGACATCTGTAACCTCCTCGATTAATACAAAAAGTATCAACGGTTGTGTTTTCAATCATACCAGAACACTTTTTATTAGAGAAACGACCACCATTTAAAGCCCAATTTATTTCCTCCTCCAAATCCGAATCTTTAATAATTGACATCCCAACCCATTTCATACATTGAGCGCGCGAATCTTCGATAAGAGAACCAACGTATTGAGTGGCATTTAATCCCAAGGACTGCTTGGCAACTTGGTTAACAGAGCCATCATATTGATGAAGGGCATCCGTTGCAACCTGGCCCACATAACGCGTTAATTTGCTATCTTTCTGCTTGGTGGATATAACATAAGATTTAATAAATGCCTCTGTATCTCCAACGGTTGCTCCAAACATTATGTTTCTATATAAACCTTGTCTGATTGGCCCAATAAACTCATTATACATCCCTTGTTGGGTTAAGTTAGCAATGGTTTTTTGAACTTCCAACCTTTTAATTGAACTGATATCCTTTGCAGGAATTAAGCCGTTCCCAAGGGCCTTATGCAGGTCCACAACGTTTGATGTAATTTTATCATAATTACCAATAAAGTCAGAAACGTTTGTTGCATATCCTGAGTTCTTTAAAGCCTGATAAATTTTATAATCTAACATCGCCAGGAACTCCTCGGCTTTTGGGTTGGTTGCAAGTTTACCGTTTGTGATATCTACATTGTCAAATAACTCCATCAAAGCAGCATAAATAATTAACTCAATGGAGTACATTCCGTTAACTAAATCGGAACTTCCATTGAGTAAAATCTTATCTCCTGAATTTATTATTGACTGTATTTTAGCCATTTTATACTATAGTATTGCCGTTTGCATCTACCATTTTAGTATTCACAATTAAATACTGTTTTACTTTCTCCTCAAATAAAGCCTGCAATTTATCGTTTGTAATATCTAAAAACGCTGCTTGGCCTTTTTCCTTAGAAATATTTAAAAGTAAAGAGTAATAATAAGCTGATTTTGTTGCATCGTCTTTTGTTGCAACCCCACTCATTACCATGCTCTGCTTTTCTCCAATTGAATAAATAAATAAAGGATCATAAGTTGCAATTACTTCGAATATTTTTTGATTAACCTCATCGCCAGAGAAACGTAAAGCGGCTAATTCACGAGCTACCGCAGAAACAATCATTGAAGGAGCGTTTGCCGTTTTAAGTTTCCCTAATTCATCAGTTATTTCACTCTCTGATTTTATTCGGAATGAAGATGGTTTTACTAATTTAATAGAAGTATCCTCATAAGGGATATTTTTAACGTAAGCAGTAATAAATCTTAAAGATTCCTGCTTTGCCGAAAGTAATTGACTTGCTATTTTACCAAGCATATCTTCATGGCTTTGTAAATCAAGCTCCTTGGCATATCCTGATAAATCTCCCTGGCCTAAATTTAAGTGAAGGGAATCTTCTGCAGTAGTTAATAAAGCAGTATAAGACTCTTGCGCGTTTTTTACATATTCCACACCCGGATTGATAAAACGAACGCTTGGTATTTCTGCTGCCAGAATCCCCTCTCCGATTTGCTCTTGGTTTGGCGCTGTTCTTTGTATTGTATTATACATTGAACGTCCCATTGGTTTAACTTGAACTGAGCGAGAATACGTTAAATTATCATCATCGTTCGGCTCTCCTTTTTTCTTTTTAACTTCCGTTACATCACATTGAGTATAAAACTCCTCTCTGATAGGAAAAGAAGCAGTTGTTGAAATAGCCTGCCAATCTGAAAATTGTCTGATTGCTTCGTTTCCAAATGCTAAATAAGGAGCAAAGAAAGACTCATAAAGTCCGTCAGCGTTAAAATCGCCTCCCAAAACTATCATTGGAAATTCATTCATATTATGGGCATAAACAAGCTTTAGTTCGTATCTGCCACCGGATAACTCGGTGTAAGTATAAAACTCATCCCTTGTTAAAATATAATATATATTTCCTTTTTTTATAATCGCATCCCCTTTTTCGTCTACAATCTCGCTTTTTTTATCGCTTAAGAATGTAACAAAATCATCGCTCCAATCAATTAAATTAAATGAAAAGATTAACTCTGGATAAGGAACAACAGATGTTCCACTATCCTCTATTCCCTTGCCTCCCGGAAGCCATAAAAGGAAGCCATTAGCATCCTCAATCATTCTTTTTAAATATATCTTTTGAAAAAACTGATCAATCGTTGATCCCTTAAATTTCTTTTGGTTAATCAACTTTAGAACTTCCTCGTCTACATTGGAAATACTATAATTTGTTCTGTTTAAAATACGGTTAATATTATCAAACGCCTGGTTCATCGAACCGTAAGTAATAGGCTCATAATTTTTTATCCGGTAATCATAAACGTCTTTAGGTTCATTCGGCCTTCTATCTAAAAGGAGCTCTTTAGGCTTTCTTTTGCGTGTATGGACAGCCATTTCATTAAAGGCTTTCTCGAAGGTTTCCTTTAGTGGATAAGTTGCTAATTTTGTGATTTTAGCAGCATAATTTTTTACGTCTTTGTACTTGATTGCCATGGCTTAAAATTTTGAGCGTTCTTTTATTACGTCTTTTTTGTCAATGTGATAATGTCTTGTTGGTACTTCGTGTTTTTCGCATAACAAATTTACTCTTTTATTGAATAAGTGTTGTAATTTATGTGAAACCGCATTCCCTCCTGTTGCAAAACCCCAAAATAAATTGGGTAATGCCTCGTCTCTAATATTTAGATTTATCCTATCAAAATAGAATATGTGTTTAATTTCCTGTTTATAATCAATCAATCCCAATGCGATATTCATACAATACTCATCAGGCTTACCTCCTGCCCATGTAATCGTTGGAGCGTTCGGATCATCGTAAACTTCTCTTGCTTTTTTAAATATAGCATCTGCTTCTGGTCCGTTTTTAAAATAAACGAATCCGCTTACAGTTTGAGGAAGCGTTTTAGTTATGTTATGGTATTTACAAACATCCTTTTCGCTTTTTTGTGCCCAATATGTGTATCTTCTGTCGGTCCTTTGTTTTGTAATAACATTGTAATCGCCATTATATCCAATGTAAAATTGTTTTTTACTCATCATTTCGAACAATAATGAAACGGGTTTATCAAACCAAAGATTGTCAGCATCCATGTACATGGTTTCAGTCCAACCTAATTTATTACCGATTAAGTTAACGCATAATTTAGAGCGCTGATATTGTTTTGAACCGTTTATTGTGTAAAACTTTTCATCCAACTTAATAAACTCATCAAAAAAAGCAAGCTCTCGTTTGGAGAGCTCGCTTACAGATTGAGTTTCATAAACTAAGGCAATAGGTATTTCGGGGGATGTATGTTTTAAACTTAGCGCCAAATTAAAGGCTGCGTTTCCATAAAGTGGATATCCTAAAGCGATAATAACTATTCCTTTGCTCATGTTTTGATTTTAGTAGTAATAACAACTATTAACAGCATTGAAAGATTTTAATAAATCTAACAAACCATCCACTTTAATTGGAGTGATGATTTCATCCGTTTGCATGGTAATAACACCGTCAAAGAAACGGCTGTCATCATTAGTTGCTTCTGTAACCGGAGATACCTCTGGAGCAAAAGAACCATCATACATATACAATAAATCATCACAAGTAATCCAACCAAATGACATTAAGTTGTAATTCTTCATAATAAAATCCCAAAATACATATTCTTCCAAATCATCGCCTGTATTGAAGTCCTGGAAAGTAATTGTTTGGCTTCCACCAACAATCTGTTCAGGATCGCAACTTGACATTCTTTTTTTGGTTAAACTTGATTTTGGTTGTTGCCCTAATACTGGTCCTGTAAAGTATAATAAACCTGCGCACATGGCCGCTTGTATATTAGCTAAACTTGACCAAGGACTTAAACCATCTGCAACCGTTACGGGGTGCACATGGTCAGGGTCGCAAACTAAGAAAAGTAAACGTGGAATACCACCCTTTGCCTTCTTGATTCCGCAACCATTAAAAGCTCCCACTACAGGGGCTGTTCCGCTTACGCAGCTTGGTAAACAAATCATGGTTTTAATTTTTTAAAGTTAAACATTGGTTTTTGGGGGCATATATTGGTTTTAATCACAGACATTTTAATTATCACAAGTAAAGTCAATCTCATCGCACTCTTGCACCAAAGTAGTTGAAACAATCCACATCGAACCTTCATCATTGTTCTTTGCCATGTTTAACGACCTTTGGTATTCAACTCCATCTACTGTAATAGATTTACTTGCAAATATATTACTTAATTGTTGAGCAACATAATAAGGTATTCGATTTGTTCTAAACAGGAAGGTCTCTAATTTTTTAGCTGACTTCCTTTTTTTGTTTATAACAACTTCTTCAACATCAAATTGCGTGCTCTCAATATTGCCAAATAAGCGCACTTGCGCCTTATATGAATTAGTTGCCGAGCCACTTGTAAAAGTACCGTAAAAATTGCCATAGCAGTCGAAATTCGGGTATTCTCCTTCTACTAATATTGTGTTCTGGCATTTTACTTTACAGAAAGGTTCAGAATAAAATCTCTCCTCTCCATCCGGACAAAAAGATTGTAAACAAATCTCTCTTGCTTCGTTTGTTGTTTTACCTCCTGCAACTAAAGCAGCAACACAAGCATTGAACTCTGTTAATTCTGTCCCCGCAAAAAAACAAGTGTAACCAGTAAAATAAAAATAGAAACATTCAATATTATCTAATTTACTTGTGTCAATTATTACGTTTCTAAACTCATCAAAATTACTGGAAATTCCTTTTTCTGATGTAACTGGATTTAATACTGTAACAATATCAACACCTGTTGAAACATCAACAACATGCAAGAATACATAAGAGTAATAATTTTTAGGAACAAAGAATTGTCGATAAATAATATCTCCTTTAACGAACGGCTGACAATATGCTGAATCCGAAGGGCATTTGTTATAATTCCAAAGCCCACAAAGTTCGTTCTGATCTACATTATTTGCACAATCCAAAACCCTGATAAGTTTTTTTCCTATCAGGGTGTGGTTTGTTTCTGCTACGCTCGGAAGCGGATAAATATATTGACAACTCATTTTATGGGAATATTGTGAATTCTATTGGTAAATGATTATCTGCCCCCAAAATTGTGCTAATGTCTGCAGCTGCAAATGCTGCATCAAAGCATTTTAATAATAAGGCATCTGAGCTTGAATAATACAAAGTATAATATCCAACAATGGCTCCTGCATTATATACGGGAATTAATGTTGTTTTTCCATCCTCTCCGTTTACAAAACCGTGAATTATCAACTTAGCCGTGTTAGTAAACAATCCAATAAACTCTAATTTGTATGACCCCGTGCCTGGTCGAGATAACGTTGGATTAACTGTTGTTGTATTAATCAATTCCGTAACAGTTGGAGTTGACGTTCCTGTTTGTTTCAAAGTAGATTTATAGCTTTTACCGGGAGCCAAGCCTAAAGAAGATAACAAAACTTTACAAGTTGTATATCCTGTTGCACTTGCTCCGTCTGGAACAGCCACTTCAACATAAGAAGCTAAATTAATTGGGCTTGGTGCGGTTGTTGGGATTAAAGGTATTTGAATATCCATTTTTTTATATATTATCGGTTATACGTTTATCTGATTCTTCTGTTATTCTTTGTTCACTTACCGTTGGGTTTCCTTTTTCTGTCATTCTATATCCCGTATCAACAAACTTCTTTGACATCGCAGAAACTTGATACGAATTTACAGATAATTTTGATGTGTCAATACAAAAATCTGCCCTAATAACAATTCCAGAAGTAACATAATCTTCATCCTCATTTGTAATTGAATCGGTGGTTAATTGTTCTAATTGACTGCCTGCCCATGATTCGGCTTCATCCAACGCATTTATTCCTGCATTTTCTGGTACAATATTAACAATTAATTTTCTATCTGTTAATACACTTCCAACTTCCGAAGCAAAGCATGGTGTTTCCCCTTTACAAAAATCAACAACTTCATCAAAGCCAGAACGCGCTCCACCGTCATAATGTTTAATAGTAACGCTTCCGTAATCTTTAACTCGTATTTGCTGATTAAAAACAACCTCATCGGTAAAAGGAGTATTATAATCGTCATAAGTGAAAAACAACTTCCATGAAACTGCTAATGTTTTGCCTCCCCAATACTGGTCTGATTGTGGTGGAGTTACTGGCACTCCATTTACTAAAGTTCCAATGCAAGGAATATTTGTTTCAAATCTGTTTCTCCATTCATAAATAAACTCGGCCCAAGTATTACCAAAGTTTAATGTCAATCCATCTTGAGTAGTATAAGAGTTTATTCCGTATTTAGTCGAGCTTTTATAATCATAAACGTTTTGAATAATACCAAATGAAGGGTCGTAATTAGTATCATAAATTGTAATAATAACGTTAGTTAAATACCTTCTGATATCGTTACCTACTGTAAGCCCCAAACGATTATAAATATCGTTTTTCCACTTATCGAAAGGGTAATATAATTTTAATTTAGAACGCATCCTCTCCTCAATAACACATTCTAAATCATTACCTAAAAACTGCTGATTATAATCATCTAAAGAAGCAATTGCCTCAAATCCTTCTCCGTCAAAGCAAGGTTCAGAATCAACAGAATACTCATCAGAGATAAAGCTGTTTACTTGTGTATTTGCATCATCATAAACTATTGATATTAGTCTGTATTTACCAAGGTTTGTGAGTTTTGTTGCATCTAAAACAAATCCACATTTATAAGTTGTTCCTGATACTAAAGCGATGTCAACAACAGGAGCAATAATTTTATCAACTCCGATTCCAATGCCTCCTGTTTCAACTTCCACAAGATTTGCCTCGTAGTTGTCAAACATCGTCACATTATCATCAAATTTATCTGTTCTAATTATCCAAGATAAAATTTTTGTTGGCGTTGTAGGACAATCAACTTTGAATAAAACTGTTGTATTTCCTGTTGCGGATAAATTTGTAACCGCTGTTGCTGATCTTGTTAATTCCCATATAGGATTAGAGAAATAAGGAGAGCCATTAATTTCATTTTTATTATAAAATCTTGATGTCCATTGAGCTCCTATAATTGGCATCGCATGATCAGTATAAAGATAAGTTGATGGGGCGTGAATTTGATTAGGTTTCTCAATTAAAAGATTGATTGTAAAATTACCTGCTACATTATTATAAAAATTTATGACGCTACCAACCGTTAATTCAGTTGTTGCGGTTTTCATATCCATTAATAATTTATTGTGGTTGTTTTGATATGCCACATTTTGATAGGTCGTTTCATCATATATCTGATAAAACTCAACTATAATATTAAAAGTTGTTGCAGTTAATACTTCGAGAAACACTTGACAGTTATTGTTTAGGTTCGGATTCGCACCAACAGGAACTGTCATTGCTAGTTGATAGGTTCCTGCAGTAAAAGCTCCGATAATAGGGATTGAATGATAAATTGGCACTTTTATATTTGCGCCCGAAATAACACCCTGGACTTCCATTCCAACTTGCACCCACCAATTAGTGTCATCTAATCCTGGTACATAGCCAGCAGTTGAATATGATATCTTTACCCTTTTGCGCTCTCCAATAGAACGTGGAAAAGAGCCAATGCCTCCCGTTATATAAACACTCCCGTCAGGAAGTAAGGTTTCTTCTGTTGACCCTGTTATTGAAATTGGTATATCTAATAAGCCCATTTTATATTGTTCCTTTAATGATTAATGTTCCGTTTGCTGTATTTTCTGTTATTATTAATGGTCCTTGTGAATTGCCCAACGAAGTCTTAACAACTCCATCAATATCCATTGCATTTCTCAAAGCGCAGTCGTATTCAACCTCTGCCTCGAATTCTTTGCCCTGATAATTGCTTAATCTTGGGTTTTCTATTTCATGGAAGCGATCTAATAAATTACCCGGCACACCTTCCTTAAACCACATCGGATAATTGTAATATTGGTTTGCTGAAACAACTCCAACTAAAGAAGGGAAATAAATGTTTGTAAACTTATTCGCAAATGCATTACCCACTCCACTGTCAGGGTCCCATATAACTAACATCGGTAAATAACTTGTATTTTGGTTCATTATCATTGAGTTTTTGTATCTCAAAATTAATGTATTTATTGTCGGTTGGGTTTCATAAAATGTAAGAATATCCCTATCAATACCATCATCCCTGAAACGGCAAGCTGCAAATGGTATCAATGGCTCATAAGTTCCTTTTTGTAAAGGAGAATATGTCGCAGCAGGATTCCATTCAACAATCTCTCCCCATCTTGGTACGGCTTCACTTCCTACTGTATTAATTGCATCTTTTTGGTAGTGCAAATTGGCATAAGAATATCTGTTTTTATGGCTCCAGTTCCAACAAATCTTAACTACTTTATCATAAGTCGTTAAATCCAACCATGGCGTTTTAGGTACAAAGTAATCTCTGCGCTCGAATACTAAAGTGTTGTTTGTAACTTCAAATTTGGCGTTAAATACTATTGCAAGCTGATCAAAGAATTGAAGTCCCGATAATATTGGAGCATTTTCATCAATCCAGTAAGTTGTGCTGTCTGATTCATCGACTCCTTTATGAACAGGAGCGTTTACATAAACTAAGTTCCAATATTCATTTGCAGAGTTGTTTAATATTGTAGAAACGAAGCTAATCCCACAAACCTTACATACGTTTTCGGCATAATCTCTTACTAATGGAGATGGGTGCTTACGGCCACATCCAACACCTAAAGCCAATATGCTGTCAATCCAACTTGAAAACTGTTGAAAAGTTGTTGTGGAAGGGTCCCCATCTAAATCAATCGGGTCAACCTCATCCATGAAAGGACCACCAGGAAAACCGTTAATAATTCCTATTATTTGGTTGTTTATATTTATAATTAGGTTAATACCATCTATTATTAACGCAATAAGAGCCAACACAGGCCCCATCGTTAAGAAAGCAGTATAAAGAGCCAATGTTATAATAATCATCAAATCTCCAAGCCAATTTGGTCGTAATTCGTTGCAATAAGACATTCGCGGATGGTTGATGCTTTTAAATCCAAAGCGGTCATCCCATATTAGGGTATTCTTTAAGCATGTATATTGATCATTCGCTAAGCTTTTTTCAATTGCTGCAGCTGTTAAGTCACAAGAATTCTCGCACCAAGTTAGCGATTCGTGATTTATGTAAAATTCCCTTACCAATGGTGTTGAACAACAATCATCAACAAATTTCAATACAACTTTATTTTCTAAAGCGTTTATACTTGTAACTAACTGAGCATATAAATAATCATAATCAACTCCAGTAAATGTTAACTCCCCTGTAAATGAGAAAGCCCTGTCTCCTGTTTCATCCTGTCTCCTAAACGTAAAAGACGGCTTTCTCAAACCGTCTGAAACATTAACTACAGGAATATTATCTAAGTAAACTTTCATTATGGTTTTGCTAGATTTTTAATAAAATTATTGCGTTCAATTCTCTTTGACACAAATGTAGTAAATCCATCCTCATCCACATTCAATCCTAATTTTAAACTTTTAAAGGATTGGTTTAAGTTATCCAACTTACCTTCCAAAGATTTAAGCTCGATGATATTGTTTATTTGTGGATTCATTTTATAAGGGTTTGATGTATTGAAAGCCATGCCTCCCATGCTATCAAACATGTGTACCTTTTGCTTCCACTCCTTCAAATCTATTTTACCACCATGTATATCCTCAAAAATATCTCTGAATTGACGTGTTTTTTTGTGATCCATTACAAATTCCGCTTTATGGTAAGTATAAGGACGGCCTCCAACCGCGTTTGATTCATCCCTTGGATTACCATCACCTGTATATCCACCTTCATAGTACGCTGCCTGACTTGCAATACTTCTCGCGCTTGCCAACCCTGCTATCAATGCGATTAATGCTGCAGCAATAGTAACACCGGCAGCAACTCCACCTTGAGCAGCTGCTTTTGAAACTGCAATTGCTGTATTTGCAACTAATTCAATGGCAGCAAGCCCTTGTTGTTGACGAACATATTTTTCACGCTGTTTGTTTAAGTCATCCAGTCGCTTTTGTTCCAACTCCAATAACTCAGCGTTACCTCTGTCAGCGATTCCTTTGGCTGCCTCAACTCTCCTTTCCTGGTTTGCTATCAATGTATCAGTCTCCTTTATCTTGATGGCTAACATTTGCTGTGCGGCATCAATTAGAGCTTTTAATAGATCAGCAAAATACTTGATGTTATCTTGCATCCTGTCCTTATTTGACTTTTTCGTTTTCTCGGTAACTGAATCCAATAAATCAAACTCTAATTTTTTACGCTTGTTAGCAAACTCGGTTTCTATTTGGAATCTTTCTGCTTCGTTTGTTTGGCCCTGCTCGTTTTGCTTTAAATTAGCGATGGCTTCCGATTCCTGTAAGTCAAGTAATATCTTTTTCCTTTCATATACCTGAACTTTAAGAGCGCGAATCTCATCTTCGTTTGCTTTTTTGTTTTGGGCTTTTAACTTAGTTATTTTCTTTTCCAAAAGGAATATTTCAGTCGTTGCATTATCTTCGGTGACGGCATTTAAAGCATCGGCTGTTTCTTTTGCCTGCGTTCTGCTCTCATCGTCTTGTTTATCCCGGTACTTCTTATCAATAGACTCCAACTTATTAATCAAATCGTTTTTTAAGCCGATTTCGAGTTCTTTCTTTTGTTTAGCTGTTGCATTTATGCCTGCCAAATCCCTGATCGCTCTTTCGGTGTCAAACTTAGCTTGCTCTCTCTCTTGTTCTTGTGCCACTTTTATATCTTCAATGGCCAACTGTCGGATTCTATCAGATAAGTCGACCAATTCCTTCAATTTTACTTTAGCTGCTTTTTTAGCGCCTCCGTTGCCCTCAAGTTTATCGAGCTTACCCTGTAAATTATATTTCTCGTTGATGTAACCGTTTTCTATTCTGTAAAGGTTGTTTATTTCCTGTTGACCCTTTATGAATTTATTAACTCTCGCTTGTTCTGCAGAGCTTAAAATGTTGATTTCGTTTACCTCTCCACCCTGGGTAACAACGGTCCTTTTTTTGCCGTTATTCGCAAGTAATTTATCTGATATCTCAAGCTCCTTTTTTAAATCATCGAGTGATTTTTTACGAAGCTCCTTATTCGCATTCAAAGCTGCAGTTCTTGAGTTCTCGTTTCTTAACAACTCTCCTTCTGTTTTTGTAAGCTCGCCTTGCTGAACTTTTAACCGGATTGTTAAATCAACAATCTCCTGACTTGTTTTTACAATACTTTTATTGAAAGCATCATTTGCATCAGTAATTGATTTAAGTTGTTTTTCCCCTTCGAATAAAGCCGTTGCCCATTCAATTATTTTTCCACCGTATATTGTTAATAAAGTTACTCCAAGTGATAAAATAGTGCCGACTGAAAATAAAGCACCTCCTAATTGAGACATTACACTTGTGGTTTGCTTTCCTTGAGCAGCAAGAGCAGCATTCTCTTTTTTAACCTTTTCCAACGCATCGAAGAAGATTGGTAAGTTATTAGAGATAGCCAAAAACCCGACATTAGCAGAAACAGCAAAAGCAGGAAGTTCCCTGCTTATCTGATTTACTGAGTTACCAAGTGAATCGAATTGTACTTTTGCGTTCTTGACTGCATTTACTTGAGTCCCATTAAATGCGTTTCTCGTTGCAATCGAAACAGCGTTAATCTCGTCCTTAACCCTTACGTTCGATTGGCTAAGTCTATCAGTTGCTTCTTTTAGCGAACCAATCTGTTTAACTGTTTCGTTCAGTTCCTTGTTATATTTTATAATCAGGGATGGGTTTGCTGATTTGTTTCTGGCAGCTAATAACTCCTTTTCCTTTTGCTCAAGGATTGTTAACTCTGCGACCTGCTTTACTTGTTCATCGGTAAGTTCTTTATAAACTCCCTTCACTTGTTGCAGCCCCTTTACGATGCTATCTGTGTCGGCCTTAAGCCTAAATATTTCTTCTGCGATGCCGTTTGCCATGACTATTTTTTATTTAGTTTTTCGTTTTGTTTGTTTATTCTATCAACCTTCTCCAGATAATTATCACAAAAATCTAAGAAGTCAATAAAATGTTTTTTGTTTTCCAGGGCTTCAACTTGCGAGGCATCGCCGGAGCATGCATTATAAGTTAGCTTGCTCAAGTACTCCATAAAATCGTTATCTACTGCCGAGGAATAAACTTGTAAATTCTCTCGCTTACCTCTTGTGTCATCGTGCTCTTTAAAAATGAAATTAAATCTTCCTCTGGCGTATTCGAAAACTTTGTTGTGAGCGCTAATCCCATGTGCAAAAAAAAACCTCTGCAAATTTCGTCTTTGCTCCAAATCTCCCGCTTCTTTTGGTTATGTGCTTCACTTGGGAAGTCTGGGTCCTCATCTTTTAGGAAATAATAGATGCCTGCTAAATCTAATATACTGTTCTCCTCGCAAAGAAATTCTTGACGGTGCTTTAACTCATGAAGAATTGAAATAGCCTGAACAATATTCTGGTCCTTGTTAAGTCCATCTATTGCAACGTTCAGCAAATCCTTTAAATTATTTTCACTAATCTTTAAACCAACGTATCTATCAGCGCGTGCCGCGGATAATCCCCTTGCAGGACTTATCTCTAAAATATTACTGTGGCAGTACCATATATTGCCCAATGCATCGGTATAAACCTCTTTTAATTTAATGTTTTGTGAGTTGTCAATCATGTTTCCTGTTTTTATGAAACAAATGTAATAAAAAAAGTCCCACATTTCTGCAAGACTTTTTTTACTAACTAAAAAGTAACCCTTAACGAAACTTTTTAACTTAACCTACATTGGCATATTGGTTGAGCAAATATACAAATTATATAATTGCTTCGGAATATTGTATATAATTTTATTAAAATATTGTGCTTTTTAAAAACCTGGTGCCGTTTCTCCATCGGCTCAATACCAATGTTTTAGGGATTTTCTTATTTTTACCTCAACTTAATAAATGATTTGAAAAAAGCGTTTAAATAATAACGGTAAGTATCAAGTAAATGGGTAAGGGTTGAGTCCGTTTTTTTATCAATATCTCCGCTTGGTAATACTTGCACGCGCTCCATATCCTTTATCAAGTACTCACAATCGGGGTGCACCATTACCTTCGGATGCCTGTAAAGGATTGAGTTACACAACACCCTGTTGTTTTCTATTGAAGGATTGGATGCAGGAACTTTGAATTGGTGGGTCTGTAAATCAAGCTTGTTTTTAATTACAGTATAATAGTTTATGTTTTTGCCTGCTAATCCGCTTCTGCTCTGGCCCGATGCATCCCCGGTAACGATAAAGTAATGCTTGTCTAATTTAACCCTGATGGCATCGCACATCTCGTAAATGTCGCTGTTCATCAATCGGAACTCATGCCTTGTATAAATATAACTATGATCGTCTGGGTGCTGAGAAGCGATGCATGTCATTGGGCTTATATTAAAGTCAAATGATAAATAAACAGGTAAATCTGTTCTTAACTCTCCAAAGTCCTTAACGTGTTTGTCACGCTTGAAAGTATACATAAAGGCCAACCCTGTTAAATTAACGAACTGAGCAAGGTATTCTTGTGCCCACGTTAAAGGGTCGGTTGTTTCCTCAATCTCTTTTAACTCCTCACTTGATATATATGGATTTGTTGAGGTTGGCATTTGGAAGGATGCCCAATTTGAATACTTTTTAAAATAGTCAAATATCTCGTGGAAGAATGTACCAAAGGCGGGAGAGGAAAAGAAAAAAGCATCTCCTCTATAATCGGTAAGGGTTGCTCTGATACATTTCTCCCATTGGTATTTTAGATTTTTAGCAAAGGCAGCTTCATCAACAATAACTCGGTGGTATTTTTTAGAACGGCCTGCATTCTTTTTCTCCAAGGACCACAACTTTATTTCTCCTCCAGTATTTATTCGGATTGTGTGCTTGGACTCTGATTTATAAATCGTGATTGGTTCCAGTCGCTCTTTTAACTCCTCCCAAAAGTCCTCAAACAAAGCAGGGTCCGGTGCAAAATAACCAACATTCTGTCCTTTGAGCATAGTTTCCATTGAAAGCTTAACCGCAAGGATTGTTTTGCCCCACCTCCTTCCGTTGGCAATAACATTAAAACGCTTTGCACCTTCTATTATTAGAGTCTGTCCCTTGTGAGGCTTTGGCTTAAAAATCTTTACTATTTTCTCAATTACCGTTCCTATCATTTTTTAGGGCTTTCTGTTTCATCCTCAACAACAACAACCTTGGTCACTTCTTCTGCTTTTGCAACTTGGTTTGGTTTAGCCATTACATTATCTCCTGTCATTTTATTATCGAGTTCAATAGCCTTCATTATATCGCTTAAATCAGGTGCTACTTTTACCTTTGTTTTTTTTCCATCTACAAATATGGTTTTTTCGGTGTAGTATTTACCAGAAGCGATTTTAGCAAGTATCTCACGTTTACGAGCAACTGTTAAAATGTGCCCTACTTTCTCTTTTGCTAAAGCTGTTGTTAATTTAGTGGTAATTTTTGCCTCAATTCTTTCCTGACTTTCCCGAATATAATCGTTTATTCCCGAATCTTTCGCTAAAATCCCGACTTTGTTTTGGGCTGTTTTTTTTGTAATCCCTTGCCACACAATCATTATGGCATCAATCGGGAGTTTTCCCTCTAAAATTAAATTTGCATACCGTTTTTTTTGCTCATTCATCGTAACAAATGTAATTAATTTTAATTAAAAGCAAAATAAGGCTATTTTTGGATTGACTTTAGGGCTTGATTATCTATTGAAAATAACCTATTATCTTTTGATAAATACATTCCCTCAAATAGTAATTGAGAGTTTTTTATTTCAGTTAGTAAGGCTTTCTTATCAACTTCATATAATTTTACAGATTCATAATTTACTGATTCGTAAGCCTTATCACATAATCTTTCTTTTTTTGGGATTGAAATATTGGTTAATCCTTTTAATGCTTGTATAAAAGCCATTTCAGTATTATAAGCTTCTTCTTCTATTAGGTTTTCAGAATGAATCTTAATTATTGGGGATAAACCGTTATTGTATATTTTTTTAATAGTGTTTATCTTTTTTAGGTTTTAGCCCTTCATTTTAAGGTGCTGCCATGCTCTTTTGCCTATTCCTTTGCCAACATAAAAAACCTTATTATTTAGTGGATTTATTAGAAAATAAACGTAAAAACCACTTGGATTGATTGATAAGTAAGCGCTATCTATTTCTTTTTTTATATCCATTATAGCAAATGTAGGAAAAATCCCAAACTAAAAAAATCCTCCCATTGCTGAGAGGATTAAAACTTGGCTTTGACGAGTCGAACGTCCCCTTTCTGTATGTCTTATGAGATAGGTAAATCAACACCTAGTTTTATAGCAACCACGCTCAGAATGTAAACCTACCGCCTTCACTATCGGCCTTGTTTTTATTTTGTTTTTGGTATTATTGAAACGAATTTATAGTTTGCGCACTTGGGAGAGTTTGCCTTATCAATTAGTCTTTTTTCGTATTTCCAATATGCGGCTCTTTTTTCTAAAGCTTTATTGCTTGGTCTTCCAACCTTCCATACTTCGTAATAAGGGTTTTCAATGTTAAATAATTCCATTGTTTTTGTTTTTGTAAATTTATAAAAAAACTCCCACCAATTTATAGTGAGAGTTATTTTTTGCGGATAAGTTGACAACCTTAAACCTTGGGGCATTTTAAATGCTATTTGGAATAATCCGCGAAGCAAATGTATTAATTTTTATTGATTAAGTAATTTTTGAATAGTTGGTATTGACTTTGAAATTAATTGAGCATATTCTTTTTGGAGCAGGTCGATTTTATATTGATGAAACTTTGCCATGTGCTCAAACATTACCAAGGCTATATCTGGAGGCATATAGTTTACTGAAAACATTACCGCTTCATCTTTTTTTACATCGACCATATTTGCAACTTGTTGATTTGAGAACCCGAATATTGGCATTACAATTACTTGTTCTTTTACCTCCTCGCAAAACAAATCTGGCTTCTTTACTCCAAGGTTCACTAATTCCATTTGAAGCCTTACGTTCAAAACTAAGTGCCTTTGATTTAGCAGGATTTTAGCATACTTTTTTAAGGCTTTTAGCTCTGTTTGATGCGCCACTATTTCATCGCTTATGTCTGATAGTTTTTTGTAGTTCATTTTAGATTATCTCTTTGGTGGTTTCTTTTTGAATAATTCTAGTTACATTTTCCAATTTTAAAATAGTGACTTTAGAATTTAACATTTTAGATTATTGATTTTATTGGTAGTTTGAGAGTTTTCGTACATATACTAGTTACCTGCAAGCGGTGGCGGTGTTATTTATATTTTTGATTATATAAGTTCACTTAATTTATACTCTTTTGAAACCCACCCGTTTTGTGCTTCCGTCGTACTATACCAAACAGTAGCTCTTGCTGTTTCTTCACTAATATATAAACCATTCCAATCCATTCTTAGATTAACGATTGCACCTTCTCCATCGGGTGTTTTTACTAATTGTCCTAAACTGAATTTAGGCATTTGCTCTAATCTTTCTAAGATTGCTTTATTATATTCTGTTTTCATATGATTTTTATTATTTATTACAAATTATACTTCCTATACTATTACAATGATTCAGTATAATATTTCCTTTACCTTCCATTTTTAGTTCATCATTCTCATACATATCTTTCAATTCAGCAACGTGTCTTAAAATCTCATGTTGTTCTTGTTTATTAAGTATGACAGAATCCTTTAATCTGCTTACCGTATGCTTATTAAAAGCATCAATGTTGTAAGTTGTTTTTTTCATATCTATGTTTTTTATATTAAAGTCTTATAGCAACATTCAGTCCGCCAGCAGGTAACACAACCTTGTAGCCATAAAGAAACGGCTACAAGCTTCGTTCGTTATAAGCCATTGGCGAAAAGCCAACGGTTCGCTTCGCCTTATAACACAGGCTTGGCAAAAGGCTTACATTCGTTCTTCGTATTATCATTTCGTTTCAAAAATTTAATAAATAAAAAGCCATCGCACTTTATAATTTTTTGCAAAAATTTAAGAGGTTTCGTTAATTATCAATTCCCATTTATCGGGTGTAAAAACTTCTACTATAATTTTACCTTTCTCGCCAATTACTTTTCTTTGAAAACTGTCGCCAACATTTGTGTCCATAGTCCAAACGGCTATCCCAATATAAACACCTTCTCTCCAACATTTATATTTTGCTCCAAAAACCAAAATATGTTTTTCGCTTTCGCTTGGATTAAGCGATTTTAAATAATCTTGTAGTTCACACATTATTCTTGCTTTTTATTAAATTGTTTATTAAAATCGTAAATAGCTTTCATTAACGTTTCTCCCTCTCCAAATACCGTTCTGCTATAAACAACTTGCCATTTTTTACCATAGTTTGTTACTGTTGGTTTTAGCAACCTGAATAGGTTCATTTCTTCCTCTTCAATTAGCACATTCATTTTTGATTGATGCTCTAATCTTTCGTGCAGTATTTTTTCGTTTGAAAGATTTACATAATATTCTGATTCATTCATTTTTTCCTCCCTTTTTTTATTTATTAAATTTTTGTTCAGTTCTTCGTAGTAACATTTTCGGTTAATAATCGCCCTTCGCCAAGCCCGAAACCGTTAGTACCAATAGCCTTTATCGTTTACGCTTCGGTTGTTGATATTAGCAAGATATACCCTCTAAATCTTTTAGCATTTGTTCAACATTCATTCCCTTTTCTTTTAATCCTAAAATTATTTCTCTTGTTTTTTTCTTAGCTCTTACCCTTGCCGATAATCTTTCTTCTTTTAAAAGAATGCTAAATAATTTATAGGCATCTGTATGTTTTGATATATCCATGTTTTTAAATTTTAATTTGGCTACTAGTACTAACACAACCCTTGCTCAATTTGGCAAGTGCTATGTGTGTTAAAAAGCCAAACTAAGCAAGGCTCGATAACGTTATAAGCAATAAAATTAATTTTGCCCACGCACGTTATTCATTACATCACAAATACTATTCGCATTAGCAATCACTTCCTCAAAAGCGTGTTGCCTTCCTCCTGTGCCTTTTAGATATGAATAATAATTATCTTCCTTTAGGCAACCGTTCTCAACATCTTGCTCAGTAATTCCTAATGATGGTTTCAGGTCGGCAATAATGCAACCCTTGTAATCTCCCATCAAATTATTATTCTCCCATTCCTTTACTCTTATTGTAAGGTCGCTCATTTCAAGCACCCATTTTCCTTTTGTTGTTTTTGGTCTTAATAATTCCATCGCTAAAATTAATTTTACAGCTTTATAACAAAGGCTAAAAAGCAATTGCCACTAAGCGTGTTATCAAGCAGTATTTGTTAATAGGCAACTGCTTTTAGCCTCAACCGTTATTTGTAGAAGTTTTTAACCCCGAATCTCGCAGTTTCAACCCAAAGAGAATCGGTTGTTATTTTAGAAATACCAAAACTAAAATTGTAGGCAGCGTTTGTTTGGCTCGAAACAGAAACTATTGAGCAACCGTTCCAAGTATATTTTGCCTTTATTGTTCCGTTTTCGTAATAATTCCCAAAGGTATCAAAGCCTGGATAATCATATCCGTTATAAATTGGATGCCAAATAACCCCTTTTGCGAGCTCAAAATTAAAACAGGGTTGAATGTATGGCTCTGGAGATAAAACCTTCTCTTGTGCCTTTTTTGTGCACCCTATTAGCAAATAAACCAAGATAATCATTCCCAATAAAGCTAATACTTTTACCATTTGGCTTTTTAACTGAGTTGGTAAAGCCCAATTATTCATCGCTCGTTTAGTTAGCTTTTCCCTTCTAAAAGTTTGCTTTTCCTCTTTTTTACTTAGCTTATGAATGGCAAGCATCACAATAATATAACCTATTGACGCTAAAACATAAGCCAATAAAGGAACAAAAAAGTAACCCCAGGAGTAATCCTCAAAGTACAGCTTGCAGGCTTTTAATACCAAGAAGGCAAATGAATATCCAATACTCAACGCTAAGAAAGCGGAGTAAAATCTTGTGAAGAAGTCTTTTTTTGGCTTGCTTGAGCCGTACATTTCTTCAATTCTTTGTTGTTCTGTTTTCATTATTTTTGGTTTAAAGCGATTATTACTAATACTAAAATAGAAAACCCGATGATCATTCGGGCTTCTTTGGTTTGGATGAAATTTATTAATTTATCTCTCATGGCTTTATTTTGGTTAAAACATCAACTCCTTTACTTGCAGCTGCTCCGCTTCCGAAACCGTAAAAGAACCCTTTTAAAAATCCTTTCCTTTTTACTTTTGGCAGAGTATCATTCAATTGCACTATTCTGGTGCTGTCCCGTTTAATACGATCCTGCTTAACCGAAACCTTGTGCTTTAAAACTGCCATTGAAGTGCTGTCTTTTTCTTTTTGCTCTTGGAGGTTTGAAATAAGCCAATTATTTACAGAATCAACCTTATGACATTCATAATAAAGAATATTTATTGATTTCCTGCAAGTGCTATCAGAAATGTAAATAAGACTGTCCCGGACGCGCTCTTTTCCTTTGAGCACTCTTTGTTTTACCAAAGCTAAACTATCATATTTTTTTTGGAGCAAGTGATTATCCTTTGCCATTTCATTTAAAATTGAATTGTCAACCGTTTCAGAAATGTATTGCTGAACGTTTGTGCTTTGCTTTGGTGGGCTTTTTATGCCCCTTAAACCTATGCATGTAGGTATAAGTAGCAGGGCCAGTACAAAGGTTATTATTATGCCTGTTTTTAGGTATTTATTCATGATCGATATATGTTACTTTAACAACTCCTGATTTAATGGCCATAAAAATTAAAGGGTAAATTTCAGTGTATTTTTTACGAGAATTAAGAACCCCGTCCCTGCCTTTTGTTTTTCCAAATACAGAACCAACTATGTAACAACCATACGTGTCGAGGTCGGTATTGCCCCAGTGCCAGAGAATTGACTCGAAATTATCGACCTTCTTAACGTGGATTGCTTCGTGCTGCCATTTATAAACAGCTTGCACTTCTGGCTTTGCTAAATTCCAATCTTTAGCAAGCATCAAGTTTCCGTTCACATCCCTGTAATACTCATGCGAGAATTTAGGAGAGTTTACTAATTCGAGTTCGTAAGTTCCTGCTCCAATTCGGGTTTCTCCAAATACCTTAACGGCTCGTTTTTCATCCTCAACCCCAACTCCTTTTATAGAATTATCATCGGAATTAAAAGTTGATAAAGTCCAATCCTTTTGTCCTTTTTGTCTGTTTACAAATATTTCTTTCATAAGCCAAATTTAGGATTCTTTTTTTGCTTCCACAACTCTTGAAACTAAACCTCCTTTTTTAACATACTCTCTGTGGCTTTGAATTTGGGTTTCGGTAAGGCTCAAAGAGTGGCTTTGAATCTCCGATTCCGTTGGTTTAAACCATTCAACTGTATGGCCAAAGTTTTGATTGACTTGGTACATCATTGAACTTGCAACGCTTTCACATTGTGGGCATTTTATTTGTGTTGGAATAAAGCCGTTGTCAATATTCTTTGTTAAAATATTGTGAAGGTTCTCACAAATATATGCGTTAATCATTCCTTTGGTTTGGCCTTTTTTAATCTTTTCGACTAATTGTTTTTTATCCATTTTAAGGTTTTCTATGAAGTAAATAATCTATAAATTCTAAAAGTAACACAAATATCATATAGTAAAAAGGAATTGATAAAATGTGTTTTAGTGTTTTTGAAATAATGGTTAACATAAGTGAAATGTACAATATTCGTTTTCGTAAACACCAAGATCTAAATTGATTTCGTTCCTTAGTTCAATTCTTTTTTTTAAACTATAAGTTAAATTAGCTTTAATTAATTTATTAGCTATTTTACAGGCTTTTTTATAGACAGCTCCATATTCTAAAGGTGCTATTTCTGGGCATGGTGTACGTCTTAAATCTGAAATAAACTCCAAATATTCCTCGCCATATTCATTTTTAATCCCTTCTTTCATTAATCCATCATCATTTTGAAAATGGTTTGATTGAGCAGATTGTCTATGAATATTATGTAAATTCATTGCCATATAAGAATTACCGCCCCTAGCAAAAACATGACCTCCATGAACTTGTTTAGGAAAAACATTTGTAGCAATACATGGCAATCCTTTGTCAATTAACCTTGTTATTTCTTGAATCTTTGACTGCAATCTTTCCTTAAAAACTCCACTATTTTCAATTTCTAATTTAATTTGTTTATGTCTTTTTTTTATTTCTTTTTCAGAATTATAGTTTAAAACATGATTAGTTGCAGCATTTATACAAGTTTCATTCGACAAACAAAACTTTTGTAAAAAGAATTTAGGTTTGAATTTTATGTTACACTCTATACATCTTGGCATAATATTAAGCTTGTGTTGTTTTTATAAATACCTCTTAAAACTCTACTTAAATGGCTTTGTGATATATTAATATCTTTTGAAGCATCTCCAATGGTATCATATATTTTGCCTGTTTTTAAGCATTTAATTTTTTTACTATTAAAACAATCTTTTCCTTTTTTTATAGTTACTAAATTATTTTTTACTGCATGAATCATGTTTTCACTTGGAGTAACCCATTCTAAATTAACTGCTCTATCATCAGTTTTAATTCCATTAATATGGTTTACGTGTGGCTTATTTTCTGGATTTGGAACAAATAATGTAGCGATAATTCTACAACATCTTTTAGTACTAGGTTTATCATTTAAACTTAAATTAATACTATTATATCCTTTGCAATTTCCAATATAGCGTTTAGATTCTTTTTTTAATCTAAAATGCCTTTTATTATTTGATGAATGATTGAATCCAATTACTCTTTCTAATGATTTAAAATTACCTAAATTACTCGCTTGATATAAACCTTCATAACCAATAATATCTTTCCAAATTTCTGTTTCCATTTTATTAAAACGCCCATTCAGAACAAAGGCTTATCCGACTGCTAAGTGTTAGCAAATGGCAATGTAAAGAATGGGATTTTTTAAATGTTTTCATATCGAATAAGCATTGCAAATATACAATTATTTTTTTAAACTTGAGAAATTAGTTTAAATTGGCTTTCGCAGATTGGACATATTTTGTCCTTTATTTTTTTTGCCATTATAGTTGAATGTTTGAAAGTGGGCTTTGAATTTTACTAATGTGATTGTCAGAAATATGCAAATAAATATTTGTTGTTTTTACTGAGGAGTGACCTAATAACTTTTGAAGTAAATTAATATCAGTTCCATTTTCCACGTGATGCGTGGCAAAGCAGTGTCTAATAAGATGAGTATGTACTCTTTTTGTAATGCCAGCTTTTTCAGATAACTGTTTAACAACCTCTCCAATACTTCTATCTGTATATCTTAATTCTTTATCAGGAAACTGACCATTAAGAACATATTTAATTGTTTTATATTCATTATAGTAATTTTCTAGCAAAGGAATAATCTGTATTGGCAAACCGACTTGTCTATCTTTTTTACCTTTTCCTTGAATAATATTAATTATTTTACGACTCCTATCAATATGTTTCCATTCTAAATTTATCAACTCAGAAACCCTAAATCCACAAGAGTACAATAAGGATAAAATTACCTTATGTTTCTTATTCTCACATACATTAAACATTCTCTGAATCTCGTCAACTGACAAGACAATTGGTAGCTTTTTATCTTTTTTACTAAATGGTATTTTATCCACCTTTAAAGGCATCCCAACGGTAATTTCATAGAACGATTTGATAGCACATAATTTATGGTTACGAGTGTTAATAGTATCAAAAGTACATAAGTATTCTTTTATTTCTTGTGTTGAAATTCGGGATGGTTCTTTTGAATCCTTAAATTTATAAAGAAAGGATTTAACAGAGGATTGATAATTTTCCTGAGTTTTTATACTAGGATATTTTAACTTACTGTCCGTACAATATCTATCGAGCCAAATTGGAATATTCATTTTTAAAGTATTGATTTTATTAGTGATTAAAAAGGGTTCTTACATAGTATAGTTATGCAACATTAAAGAAGCAATCACTTAAACCTTGAATTTTCCAACTACAATGAATATTTTCCATTGATTCCTCAACAGGTGTTTTATCTGCCCATCCATCAGCATAATATTTAATTCTATTACCTTCTAAATACTCAGTAATTACCCAAGAAGGTTTATTTTCTGAATATTGACTATTAAATATTTCTTTAGGTCTAAAAGCATTTAAGGTATTGCAAAACCTTATTAAATCGAAAGAAATTTTGTCTATTATAATTCTTTCTTTAGTTGTGTGAAAATGTTGTTTCATATTATAATTATTTAATTGTTTGAAAAATAAAACGTCGCATAACAACGCATACAAAACAAAGGCTGAATAAACAAGATACAGAAGCCTTCGTTCCGTATCCGCAAAACGTTAGCTTCAATTGCCTGCCAACGCCCACTAAATCGTATCATAGCTATTCTCAAAAATATCGGGCTTACAAGGGTAGTGGCTTATACCATTCGGCTCGGTAATTATCCAA